GGCATGATGGGTGTCTTTACTCCCGATCATGAGGCACCATGGTATCCCCTCTACCAACGGGCAACGCTGTCTCTAATGAGAACGCTTAAACAGCAGATTGCTGCATCATGCCACAACACCAATCCTTTAGTGTCAACTTTGTATAATGCATACACAGAAAAAAATCACGTAGAAGAATTTAAACGACTAAGCAATCTTGGATCAGATTCTGTTTATGCAGACTCTGGCGGATTGCAAATCGTTACTGCTGGTAAGAGCATTACAGAAGAAATTAAAAAAGAAATCTATAAGACACAAGCATACTCCGACTATGCTATGTGCTTTGACGTAATCGCACTCGAGTCAATAGCAAAAACTCGTACACGTAATGAGCGATCAAACATTGGTAATAAGATATTCAAAGCAGATAAGCATATAAAATCTGCTCATGCCACCGGCGACAATATTAAAGCACAAACAACTTACTTTAGAAATACAAACGCTAAAACAAAAGTAGTCATCATTGTACAGGGTAATAACTCACAAGACATGGTTGACTTCTATAATGGCATTGCTAGTCGATTGTCACCAGAAGATTATGAAAATATTGGCGGCATGGCAATTGCTGATACTTGTATTGGTAATGGCGAACTAGAGTCTATCGAGATGCTACGTGCTGCTAAAATGATCTCTGAGGTGTGTCATGAGAACGTGAGAAAGCATCTGCACGTATTAGGAGTCGGATCCATATCACGTATGCGACCCATCTTATACCTTCTTAAATCGGGTTATCTAAGCGAATTTGAAAGAATTTCTTATGATTCAAGTTCACATACTTCTACATTCCAATATGGATTGCTAAAGTTAAATGGGACTTGCAAGTCAATTGGCACTACTAAAACATATGCAGTTGACAAACATTTTAGAAATGTGTATAATTTATTCAAGGATACGTTCTCTGAGTACGTGACAGAAGACCAGTATATAAACAATCTGTTTCCAGATACTAATACTGATTGGAAGTTCTCAACGATCAAGAATCGTATTCTACAAAACACAGATCATGATGCAATTGTGTCTACGTTACTTTGCAATGCAGCACACACCTATTATCAGATTCATAACTTCGTCACTAATCTTGATGTAGTGATGACAAATGAATATGGCAAGTTTAAAGAACACCCAGATGATAAAGATGTTGCATTGAATCATCTATTGAATGTTCAAACAGCACAAGATATGGAATATTGGATGAATAGTCGCAAAGGTCAAGTCACCTCTAAGCGTATTGTTCGTAGTACTGAATTATCAACCCTTGAAGGATTTTTCTCATGACAGATTTAGATATCTCTCTTGCAAGATCTGCAATTGAACAACTTGCCGGTGTACATCTTGGCAAAGCAGGTGATGGCACTGCAGTTAAACCTTATGTCACTCCTGACCATGTTGACCCATCGTTACTCGTTGCTGTGCCTCGGGTGCTCAATCGTACACAGTATGGTATTGACGAACTCAAGTTGCCCTTTGTAGGATATGATACATGGAACTGCTATGAGTTTTCTACATTAATGCCAAACGGGTTACCTCGCACAGGATTGTTACGTGTCGTATATCCTGCGGATTCACTTAACATTGTTGAATCAAAGTCATTGAAGTTGTATTTAAATTCATACAACATGGTTAAGCAAGATCATGACGATGAATTTGTTATGACAGATGTTTGTGATAAAATTCGAAAGGATTTGTCACATGCTATTGATAACGATGATATAATAGTTGCGTACCATGACAATGATGATGTTTTTAGTAAACCTATCACAGGCAATTTTGTTAATCTTGAAAAGACATTTGATTTTTCGAGCGTTGAATTTAATCAGTTCAATGAATCACCAGATATTCTGCAGACACAACCTGCAGAATCATATTGCACTCAGTATCACTCTAGTTTGCTAAGATCAAACTGTCGAGTGACCAACCAGCCAGATTGGGGTGATGTGTACATTCATATTAAAGCAAATAAGTCTGTCATGCCTATATCATTGCTACAATATATTGTATCGATGCGTAAAGAAAATCATTTCCATGAAGAAATTTGTGAGTGTATTTACAAGAGACTTTATGATATACTGAATCCAGATGAATTGCTAGTAGCATGTTTATACACACGGCGCGGCGGCATTGATATTAATCCTGTGCGAGCGTCATCCAATGAAGTGTTATGCAAGTATGCAACCAATTTAACTAATGCAGATACCGTAAACATTAAAACATTGAGGCAGTAGTATGATAGTTCCGAATGGACATTTTATAGCATCGTTATTCAAAAGCGCAATTCGTATTGTAGGTTGCATCGTATTAATTGAAGCTGCAGATTATACTGTGCAATTAGCAGGTATCGCATTTCTATTAGCAGAAGCGGTTGGTATCGTTGAGGAAATGGTATGAAGCATGAGACTCCGTTTTTAAATGAAGCATTATTGCTTCTTCCTGAAACAGATAAAAATGTAGTGAGTGTTATCTCAGGTGGATTAGATTCAACCATCATGACGTATATTCTAGTTGAGAAGTATGGAGCAGATCGTGTATTTGCGCTATCATACAACTACGGACAAAAGCAATGGTATGAACTCGAGATGGCAGCGTTGACCTGCAAACATCTTGGTATCAAGCACAAGGTTCTAAAACTTGATGTGCTGGGTGATATTGCTAAGACCATGTCAGCAAACATTGAAGGATCAGACGTTGCTATGCCGACTATCAAGGACGTACTAGGTGACCCACAACCTGCAACGTATGTTCCGTTTCGTAATATGATTCTTAACTCGTTAGCATTTTCTTATGCAGAAGCAAATAAAGCATCTCATGTGTTTACGGGATTACAGGTTCATGATGAGTATGGATATTGGGACACAACTCAACGATTCGTAGATTCTATGAATAGCGTATCAGCACAGAACAGAACACATAAAGTAGAACTATGTGCTCCTTTTAGTAAGCTAAGTAAGTATCAAGAATTATTAATTGTAAAAGATATGGGAAATGTGCTTGTAGAAAATACACTAACGTGTTATAATCCTGCAAACGGTAAGTATTCTTGCGGTAAATGTCCTTCATGCGCTGAGCGTATTCAGAACTTTGCCAAAGCAGGAATCAAAGACCCTATTCCATATGCAGTTGATATTCCTTGGGACAAATTATTATGTGCAGCGTAATCGGAAGTTTTAGTAAAGATAAAATTATCGAATTATGTGAAATTAATGCGTATCGTGGGCAACACTCACATTCTATTAGTTATTATGACCCAGATGTAAATGTCTTTAAAGAAGTAAATAGATTTACAGGTCCTGTCAATTACGACGCTATTAAAATTCCTGAGGGATACTATTGCATCGTACACATGCAAGCCCCCACCACAGAAAATAAAAATTCAAAGACAATACATCCAGCAAAAATTGGATCGTCGCTGTTATGGCACAATGGCATTATTAAGAATAAAGAATGTGCTCGCCTACGTCATGAGTATCAGCTGAGTTCTACTTGGGACACATATCTTCTATTGCATTATGTAAATGTAGAACAAACACCTAAAGGTATTGATGGCACCTTCTCATGCCTCTGGTATGACGGATCTAAATTATATCTTTTTAGAAATGAAATTAGTCCTATGTTTATCGATACTGATTTCAATATATCATCAACTCGGTTTAAAAATTCAATTGCAACAGAACCTAATTCAGTATTGTTGTTTGATCCTAAAGAAAAAAAGACAACACCTATTACTCATTTTGACACAGTTGAAAATCCATATTACTTTGGAGAGGTGGGATGATCGAATATAAATATAATGAGGGTGTACTACTTGATCAAATCAAAAAGTACATCGATGCTACCTACGGGCAGCACTACTCAAAAAATAATTTTCAGGCAACTGAATTTATTATTGATTCCGGTCACGGGACTGGATTTTGTATTGGTAATGTTTTAAAATACGCACAGCGTTATGGACGAAAAGGATCTCGAGAAGATTGGCGTAAAGATCTTCTTAAGGTAATCCATTACGCTGTTATTCAATTGCATGTGCATGATCAGGAGAATTTGTAATGGAAGTTAAAGTCCCTATTGAAGAACTACGTAAGCGCAAACTGTTTGTCGCTACACCTATGTACGGTGGTATGTGTGCTGGCATGTTCTGCCGAAGCACAAACGATCTATCAGCGATTGCTGTACATTACGGCATTGAAGTTCGTTATTACTATTTGTTTAATGAGTCGCTCATCACCCGCGCTCGTAACTATTGTGTAGACGAGTTCATGCGCTCAGATTGCACTCACTTGCTATTCATTGACAGCGACATTGGATTCAATGCTAATGACGTTATGACTATGCTTGCATTGCAGTCAGACGAAAGTGAGTATGACATTCTTTGCGGACCATATCCTAAGAAGTGCATCTCATGGGAGAAGGTCAAGGCAGCAGTCGATAAGGGCATTGCTGATGAAGATGCTAACGTTCTAGAGAAGTTCGTAGGTGACTACGTATTCAATCCTGCCAACGGCGCAAACGAGATCAAGATTGCTGAACCAGCAGAGGTTCTCGAGTCAGGCACAGGATTCATGATGATTCGTAAAGAGGCAATGAAGCGCTTCGTAGAGAAGTATCCATACCTAACATATCGTCCTGACCATGTTCGCACTGCAGCGTTTGATGGTTCACGAGAAATCCATGCGTTCTTTGATGCACTCATTGACAACAAGCATGCTCATATCGTGCCTGAGATCGAAGAGTTCCTTAAGAACAATCCTAAGGCAAAGTCAAATGACATCTTAGAGTTTGTAAAAGACACCAAGAAGAGTGCGTTTGGTCATGAGTATTCTAATCGATACCTATCAGAAGATTACATGTTCTGTCAATGGGCACGTAAGATTGGCTTGAAGGTTTGGTTAGCGCCATGGATTCAGTTGCAACACGTAGGTTCTTATGTGTTCGGCGGATCATTGGCAGATTTGGCATCAGTAGGTGCAGCAGCAACCGCTGATCCAAGCAAATTGGGCAAGCGGTCCTAAATAACGCTTGCAATATAACCCACACTGTACTATGATATAGTGTGGGTTTCTTTATATGATAGGAGTTCAATATGATTCTAAGTGACAAGACGACAAAGGTTCTACAGAACTTTGCAACAATCAATTCTGGTATTTTGTTTCGTAGCGGCAATGTGATCCGCACAATCTCACCTCAAAAAACAATTATGGCAAAAGCAACTGTCGATGAAACATTCGACCGTGACTTTGCTATCTTTAATCTAAATCGCTTCCTGGGTGTGTTATCACTATTCCAGAGTCCTGAGATTGTAGTAGGTGAAAAGTCAGCGACGATTGTTGCCGATAAGCAGAAATTAACTTATGTGTATGCTGATCCTACAACCTTCATGACACCTCCTGAGAAGGATGTGACGTTTCCTATTCCTGAGATTACATTTAAACTCAAAGCAGCAGATTTAGATAAGGTTAAGAAGGCAGGCAATGTAATGCAGTTGCCAGAGATCGCCATAACAGGTGATGGTGCAACAATGATGATTCGTGCGGTTGATATGAAGAACCCAACAGCAGACGGATTCAGCATTGATGTAGCAACAACTGAGTTGAAATTCAACGCGGTATTTAAAGCAGAACAACTTATCATGCTTCCTAATGACTATGATGTTGTGATCTCATCAAAGGGTATTTCAAAGTTTGACGCAACCAATTTGACCTATTGGGTTGCGGTAGAAGCATCTTCTACTTTTGCGTGAAGTGATTAAAATTATATTATGAGGTCTACATTATGTCCAGTGAACAATTCCTATGGGTCGAGAAATATCGCCCAAGGACGATTGAGGATTGCATTCTCCCCGATCATCTAAAGAAAGTATTTCAACAATTTATTGATCAAAAGAATATTCCCAATCTACTTCTAACAGGTAGTGCGGGAGTAGGTAAGACAACTGTCGCTCGTGCAATGCTAGAGCAGATTGGTGCAGACTATATCATCATTAACGGATCACTCAACGGAAACATTGATACGCTTCGTAATGAGATCATGCAGTTTGCATCGTCTGTTTCTTTCAAGGGTGGTCGCAAGTATGTGATCCTTGACGAGGCAGATTATCTTAACCCACAAAGTACACAACCTTCGTTGCGTAACTTCATGGAGGAATTCAGTAAGAACTGTGGGTTCATTCTCACATGTAATTACAAAAATCGAATCATTCCTCCACTACACTCACGCTGTTCAGTCGTTGAGTTTAAAATCGCTAAGAAAGATAAGCCGTCACTTGCTTCACAGTTTATGAAGCGAATGTTTGCTATTTTGCAGAAAGAAAATGTAAAATATGACAAGGAAGTAGTCGTTGAGATAATTACAAGATACTTTCCTGATTGGAGAAGGGTCTTAAATGAGAGCCAACGTCATTCTGCTAGCGGTTCTATTGATTCGGGTATCTTTGGTGGTGTCTCTAGCGATTCTTATAAAAGCCTTGCTGACGCATTAAAAGGTAAGAACTTTACTGCAATGCGTAAATGGGTGGGTGAGCACTCAGACGCTGATACAACGTCTCTGTTCAGACAATTATATGATAACGCAGCAGAACTCCTTGTGCCAGGATCTATTCCTAATCTGATATTGACCATTGCAGACTATCAATACAAGGCAGCATTCGTTGCTGATCAAGAGATAAACATCGTTGCTTGCATGACTGAAATCATGAGGGATTGTACATTCAAATGAAAACATATATCCATGTAAACCAGCACATTATTCGTTCTAATAAAAAGAATGGCACAAATGATGCAGTAATCACAATCAAGCGCGGATCTAAAAATACATACTGTAAGCGAGTGCGTATCTTAGGTCCATCTGAAGTTATCTATGGCGGCAATGATAAAGCCATACTTTCTTGTGGGGCACGAGTCGTTATAATGACTGAAGGTGAAGTAGAGATTGTAGAATGAATATCTTAGATTTGATGGCATGTATGCATGAAGATGAACCTGTAGTCAAGGAGGAGTCATACAAACTTAAGGCTCAGTTCAGTCCTTTTGATTATATTGACAGTATTAGTTTTAGTAAAAAGAATCTTCTTGAGCTCGCTGAGCATCCAGATTACGAAGAAACTAAATACAGTGCATGGATAGTGAATAAAGGTCTTTCATATTTTCCTGATACAATAGGATATGCGAATTTCATCAATACGAATTATCATCTAGACGCAAAACTACAATATAATTTTTTAATAAATATTGTTAGTACAAAGAAGAGATATGCAAAGTGGGCTAAGAAGCCAGAATGTGGTGACATTGATATAGTAAAAAAGGTTTACGGGTATTCTCAGAAGAAAGCCGAAGTTGCTTTATCATTGTTATCTGCTGATCAATTAGCGTCGCTAAAAAAAGAACAACAAACAGGCGGACTCAAATGAGATTATCAGTAGAATCGTTAATCGAGGTTCTTTTAAAAGAGCCTGATGACTTTCTAAAAGTTAAGGAAACGCTAACCCGTATCGGCATTGCATCTAGGAAAGACAAGACACTTTTTCAGTCTTGCCATATCCTACACAAGCAAAAACGCTACTAT